ATGGGTACAAGAACCTTAGCTGCATCTGATATCAGCGCTCTAACTCAGAGTGATTTTGAAGAACTTCTCTGGCAGAATACAGGCCGGATCTTCTCGCCAATGAATAATCCTCTTAGGTATAGTTCAAGTGGAACAACAGGCGGATTAGACGGTGTTTGCTTTACAAGAGCAGAGGTTACATCTACCGCTAGCGCATGGGCACAGAACTGTTTGACAAGAACGACAACCAATGAGATTTCTTGGTCAGGCGGCGGTACAGAATTTAGTAGAAAACTTGGTGCTTCATTCAAATGCGCATTCGTTGCTAGTGGTACACAAGCACAATCTATCAGATTCATGTTCGGTGGACGAGCCAATAGTGTTCAAGCTGCTGGAAGTAATCCTCTTGCATCGAAAGGGTTTGGGGTTGAGTTTAGAAGCAGAACTGGTACAACTGTTGAATGGCGAGTGATTGCCCATGATGGTGTATATTTTAGCGCTAGTGGTTGGAGTGACATTCCATCGAACACAACAGGAAACTATCTCAAAGAACTCTATATCTATAGTGATGGTTCTGGTAATATTTCAGCTGGTCTTGATGACCGTGGTGGAGATGGATCGAGTTGGACAACTAAGACAACAACTGGTGGACCAACAGGTAACGGAAACTCAACCTACCCGTATCTTGTCAATGAAGTTATTAATGCTTCTTCTGGTTCTTCTTATGCAAGATCACGTATCTATGATTATAAGATATTCTCTGAATAATAAATAAAAGAAATGAATTTAAACGTTAAAACACAATTACAAAAAGATATTGAAGATCTACAAGCTGGTATTGATCGATCAACCGAGCTTGTAAATCAGACTGTCGATAGTTTAAATACGACACATCGTAATTTATGGAATTTAGATGACGATCGTTTACAGGCATTACTTCAACATTTAAGTGATGAAGGCCAATTAGTAGAATTACTTAATACACACGCGAGTGCTGCAGAAGATCTCAATTTCTTAGCTGAACATGCTGGTGTTAATAAAACAGCAATTATTGGTCGTGGAAGAGAATTCACTATTGCTGATGATGGTACTGTCACACTAGAACCAATCACATTCGATTCACCGCCTTTAGATTCACCAGCATAGTAAAATCATCTTATGAAGGTGAATTATTATTTTATGGTCTGTAAACAGCTTCACAAAGAGCGTACAAGGCCACTATATGAAACTGTCATTAAACGAATCATAGAAGAAGGAGATAACTTCTATCTTCTCGGTGGGTTTTATAAGAAGGATGATATTCCTATTATAAAGGTCTGTAAAGAAGATGACTATACTTCGTGTGTAGAAAAGATTGAAGCTGTTTTTCAAAGAGAATGGGATGATGCAGATTGGCACATGATTTGCGATGACGACACATTTATCCATACACCAAACTTAAAGAAGTTTCTCTCTGATACATCGACTAGTGATTTAAGAATATATTCATCAATACCAAATGGCATTTATGGTGGTGCAGGTATACTAATGAATAATAAAACGTTTATGACTTTACATAATCATGTTCAAAAATGTGGATGGAAACAAACAAGAAAGGTTGTTAATCATTCAGATATCGCTCTTTATCATGTAACACAAAGATATAATAGAAAAACTAAGCTGGAAAATAGAAGAAATAATAGAATACTTCTTCGTTGGCCGGAGACAATGATAAATTTTGATAGCAGATGTATTCATAAAGGGAATATTGCAATTAGACCAGATCTTATTTCTGTACATCTAAAGGAACTAAAAAATATCTGGTCTAATATGAATATTAATGATTGTCCATACAAAGCTATGGAAAAAGAACTATATTATAAATGAAATTCGTAATTGTTGGATGTGGATTAAGTGGTATTACCGCTGCTCGAATATTAAAAGATAAAGGCCATGAAGTTAAAATTCTTGAAAACCGTAGACATATTGGCGGCAATTGTTATGATAGTAATGTATGCGGCACTACTGTGCACAATTACGGTCCTCATATCTTCCACACTGATGATGAAGACGTTTTCCAGTTTTTATCGAAATATACTGATTGGGTACCGTTGGATTATAGACCGGTCGGTAGGACGATAATGGGTGATATCCCTTTGCCTTATCACGATAAGGGGTGTAAGGAGGCGATTGGTTTTGAGTTTACACAAAAGGAAATCATTGACCACATCTTCTATGATTATAGTGAAAAACAATGGGGTGTTCCATTTAATGAAATTCCTTCAACAATAACAAATCGTATTCCTAAGACTAAGGAGTGTGATAATCCAACTTGGTTTGAAGGACAGAAACACCAGTGTATTCCAAAAGAAGGTTATACAAAGATGTTTGAGAAAATGCTTGATGGTATTGATGTCATCTTAGGTTGTTCTAAGGATGATTGGAAGAAGTTCTCTTATGATAAACTGATTTACACCGGTAAGATCGATGAGTATTTTGACAATTGCTATGGGCCGCTTCCATATCGTACTCTTGATTTTGAACATAAAGTCACATCGAAGAAGCAAGATACTCTAGTTTATAACGAATGTAATAATGACAATGATTGGACAAGACAATATGACCATTCGTATTTTACGCCAGATCACAGCGGTTTAACAGTGATCACAAGAGAATACCCAAGGGATGCTAAAGAAGGTGATATTCCATTTTACCCGATACCATGGGGAGAAGCACAAACAACTTATCAGAAATATAAGATCCTAGCAGATCTAGATGAAAGGACAATTTTCTTAGGGCGATTAGCACAGTATAAATATCTAGATATGTGGATGGCGATAAAACATGTATTTTTAAAACTGAAAAACATATAAATAGATAGTATGGCTACACCAAATACAAGGCAAAAACTTATCGATTATTGTTTGAGGGCGTTAGGCCATCCTGTCATCGAAGTAAATGTTGACGACGATCAGTTAGAGGATCGTATCGATGAAGCAATTCAGTTTTATCAGGAATTTCATGGAGATGCGGTAGTTAGAAATCTTTTAAAACACCAGGTTACACAAGACGATATTGACAATGGATATATCAGTATTGCTTCTGACACAAATATTCTTTCAATTAATAATGTGTTCAATATTGACAATAGTAATTCTGGATCTTCGCTTCTTTCAGTAGATTACCAGTTACATTTGAATGATATCTTCGACCTAAATGGATCATTTGGTGGCTTAGTTAACTATGAACTAACTAAGCAGTATATTTCGCTACTCGATCGCAATGTGAATGGTGTCTTTGAAATGATTCAATATAGTAGACACAAAGGTCGGGTTAATTTTCATGCTGACACCTTAACAGAAGTCGGTGTCGGTAACTACGTTGTGTTTGACGGATATAGTGCTGTTGATCCTGAATCATTTGTTGCAGTTTATAACGATATGTTCTTAAAGAGATATGCAACTGCACTGTTCAAACGCCAATGGGGATTGAATCTTATTAAGTTTGAAGGAATGCAACTTCCTGGTGGAGTTACGATCAATGGACGTCAGATCTATGATGATGCTGTCACTGACATTGAAAAGCTTGAGGAGAAAATCCGCCTTGAGCATGAATTACCACCTTTAGACTTTATCGGATAATATGCCACGAAACGTTTATTTTAGTCAAGGTACTACACCTGAACAGAGACTCTATGAAGATATTACCATAGAGGCTCTTCGAATTTATGGTCATGATGTATTTTATATTCCTCGGAATATTGTTAATACAGACGCTATCTTTAATGAAGATGCGTTATCTAAATTCGGTGCAGCATACCAGATTGAAATGTACGTTGAAAATGTCGATGGCTTTGGCGGTGATGGTGATCTTTTAACAAAGTTCGGTGTCGAAATTAGGGATACAATAAACCTTGTAGTTGCTAATAGAAGGTGGGAACAACTCGTATCACGATTCCAAGATCCTACAGAGATTCGGCCACAAGAAGGTGATCTAATTTACTTTCCACTTGTAAATGGTTTATTTGAAATCAACTTTGTTGAGGACGAATCACCATTTTACCAACTACAGAACATTCCAACATTTAAGTTGTCATGTCAACAGTTTGAATATAGTAATCAAGAGGTCGATACTGGTAT